GAATTTTGGTGCTAGCGAACTATTGCTAGCAGTTTGTTGTTTTGTAGTTTCGCATTCATGGAGTCCTTTTGGTCGTTCTTCGCAAGCCCTGCCGGTCTTACCGTCAGTGACGTTGTTCGAGGTTCGGTACATGAGGCTGTGGTCAGATTAAGCGCTGCGGTGTTCGTCACCGCGGCTGAGTCTAGGCTCGACATTTTGAAAGTCGCAGCGAAAAGTGCTATTGCGGGAGTTTGGTCACCTCAAACCGATGCCCATCACCGTTACCGCTGTGCACTTTTGGCCTGCGGCCTGATTGTCGCCAATCCCACTGCTCGGGACCATGTTGCTGCTGTCTGCTCCCTTGTGCCTTTTATTCTCAATCAGGCACTTGTTGCGTGCAGCGGTCTTCTCGGAGTCCCCTTCACCACTTTTGACAGCTTCTATTACCGCGCCCGCGCACATTACCGTGAGTACTTAAGGAGGCAGACTTACAGCGTGCCGATAGTTCTCGGCCCGCAAGTCCTTCTCATTGGAATTCACAATCTTGGTGAAGCGGGGTACATCCACAGGCGAACACCTGAAGAGGAGTGGGCCCGTGTCGTACCTACAGCGTATGAGGAAGAAGTTGGAAACGACAAGGTCGTGACGTTGAAGCCAACAGGTTGGACGCCTGTTGCACCCATCGCTCCCGCGATTCGAATCAAGCTCGAGTCCATTTTGAGGGAGAACATTTCCAACGCCATTAGACACAACAAAGTCTACAACAAGCCTGGCTACGTCGGGCTGCTTGGCATTATGATCAATGAGAACATCTTTCCCGCTGGGGCTTTCCTAGTGATTTGCGGAGTCATTGTCACAGCGCGGCACATCTTTGACCACGAAGAGATGGCTCTCTTCGGAGGCACTAAAGAGGTCATTGTGTACACCACTGTTGATGAAAACAACAACCCCGTCAAACCAAGGAAAGTTGATTTCTCACGCTTTCAGAGGGTCGATGTGACGGACGCTTTCAAGAGAGACACCTACAAGAACATTGAGGACTATTATTTCGATTGGTCCAACTCTGGTTTCGACATCGTCGGTTTCATCCCCGACAAGGATTTTTGCTCTCTGAACAAAATCAAGTCAGCAACTCTTGCTGACCTTGGTTATGAATGTGAAGGCAGAGTCAATTTGTTTGGAAACCCATTGAAAGGGCTCAGCACCTCGTCGGGACCCATTAAGTATGACCTTCGCAAGGAGACTACTTATGGTACTTTCGAGCATGGCGCTGATACTATGCCTTGCTTCTCTGGTTCGCCTCTCATCCACGAACCGCCATTTGGCAAGCCCAAAATTTTGGGCCTGCATGTGGCTGGACGAGGAGAGGATGAACGGGGGAATGTTGCTGTAGGTTCTCACATGATCTACAGATTGCTTCAAAGGGCTGGTAAAACGCCTGCTTCTCTTCCCTCCGATCCGGATTTGCAGGAGGTCATGCAAGCATTGGATCCTGTTTACATAAACAAACTTGAATCGAAAGAATCAAGGCGTCAACAGGGGCCCAATTTTCAGTTTGCCAATGATCCCCAGAAGGACTGGAGGAAGATTGCAGAAGAAGCATATGAACAGAAACAAGAGGTTGTCCGCGGAAGCGACAACTTTCTTCTACAGCAGCTTGACAATGAAGAGCACCGTGAAGCGGGTGGCAAGCGCCAGAGGGAAAAGGCCAGCAGCACTGGTGGCTTCGGGCCCAAGGCGCCTGTTGCAGTTGGAAGCTCTAGTGGTTCTATTTGGAATCCGAGAGACACCTTCTTTTCGCCTCAGGAAGCTGCACCAGTCGCTAAGAAAGCAAGAGACACTTTGTCTTTGCAAGAGCGCAAGAAAATCGCGAACGAGAAATCGAACGCTGTCGCTCTGCACAATCAGGAGAAGGAAAGGCTCGCCAAAGATTTGGCCGCTAAGGCCAAGGCTGCCCCTGGTGCTACCCCTCCGCCCGACCGTGTAGTCCGCTTGCGTGCCCTTGAAATCGCAAGGGAGGCCGCTGCGGCGGCTTCTGGCGGTTGGGATGAGTGGGTCGACGAACAAGACGTTGCCCGCGCTATGGCACAGGCAGCACAAGAGGTTGGTGTTGAGACCAAGAAGACCGATTGGGTTCAAACAGTCATGTTAGACCCTGTGGTCGAGTATGAACCCCCGCCCTCCAAAACCTGGGATGAGCTTGAAAGCCGTCGTGGTCCGCACGGGCCTTTGGTCGACGCAGCCAGAAATCTTCCTATGTTCCAATTCTTTGTTCACAGGGTGATTGCCATTGTCAACGCCAAATACGTTGAGCAAGGCCTTGTCCCGCACGAGTTCGGGTTCAACGATTACACACCTGAGGAAGTTTTGAGGCTTTTCGCTGAGGAGCCTGAGTTCGCTCTAATCATTGAGTGCGCTTTTCGTGCTTTCACCAACAGCCTTCTCTCTTTTGAGCCAGAACTCACTGCTGTCGCTCCTGCCGCTCAGAATTTGGAGTCCCGGATTTATTCACCTAGGGTCCCTGCAGTTCCTGTTCGCAGCAGCACCAACGTCTTGTCCAAGGCATTCCGCAGTGGGCTTGTTGATGGGGTTGGCAGGATCCAGAGCATGCGGCGCCGCCGCATGCCTTGGTTGAGAGATGGCGAACAATACAATGGGCGTAGGCCTGAGCTCATGCTCCACCGTGCCAATCACTACCTTCTTTATGGGCCTGAGCCTGAACTTTCCCCTCGCGGAAATTACGCTGAGCCGCAGCGTGAGCCTAGCCCTGATCCCGAAGAATGGTGGCATAGGCATCTCGAGCTCGACAGGGACCGCTATATCATCACTAGCGCGCATCCTGATGCTCCTGCTCCACCGCCCCTTCCGGGTTCCGACATTGCTGAACTTGTTTTGCCTGTCGAGAGTGCGTCGTACAACCGCAACCATCACATCTTCCAGATTTGCTATATGCGTGCTTCTGTCAACAATTCGTCGTGCAGAAGGATCATAGGGTCTGGTGTCGTTGGTGACATTCTGTTGCCCCGGTTGGCAGCATGGGAGCTTGATCACCAAGTCTCTACACCTGTGGAGTATTATCTCCTTTGGGATCAGTACTCGCACATTCTCCCTGCCAACACTGGGAGGAATCATGCTGCTGTTGCGCTTGGTCTCATTGAACAATCCAGCAGTGGTTCAGATTCTTTCCGTGACCACTCGCCAGCTTCGTCTGCAGCCACTTCGGCCTCGTCAGGCGCCACGGGGGCCAGGTTTCTTCAATCCAACCCCCGTCCTGCTGCTCCTCCGATACCGGTTTCCATGCCTGTCCCCGAGACATCACCGACGGTTCCGGTTAGTGTGAACTTTGAGGAAAGATGCGAGTCTGATACTCCTTTCTACACGCGGTTCAGCAAAGCTGCTGCCGCCGGAGAGCTTGGACCGAAGCTTTACAAGGACTTCTTGAAATTTGAAGAAGTTGCTCGTGACCTTCGTTCCTACAAGGAAATCGTTGCTGCTTCTTCTGGGCCCGTCCCTGTCCGTCTTGGCGAAAACCATGTTGCTGAGCTCGTTAGGGCTGTCTACAGGAACCCTGCAAATGTTGTTGCGTTTAAAGGTGCTGATCTTGATCAACTGCTTGAAACGCCAGCTTTTGCTCCTATGCTCGCATTCGTTGCAGCTGGGAAGATCACCAGCAAGGTTTTAAAACCGAAAGGGAACTCGTCAACTCATGTTTTCAACAACAACAAGGACGAGCCTGTCTTTGCTTTGACTGCCAAGTCGGAGAGAAGCTATGACAGAGACCAGGTTGAGGCTAGGGGCATGTCAGTTGACGCGCTCAATGCGATTCGTGGAGCTTTACAGTCTCCCGAAGGAAGTCGTCTTGGTATGCAACCTGATCACTTTGATGCAGTTTGGACCAAGGACTTTCCCTACCACAGCAAGTTCGTTTGGCCGCCTTCTGGAACCGACGCTTCCCTTAGCTCGTTGCAGAGCCAGTCGCAGGAGATCTCTTTGACCGCCAATATGGATTTGGTTGTTGCTGGAGACAACCCAGCCACATGTCCTGTGGCGGAGACGCTCGGGGAAATCTACGAAGAATATCCGCAGACGGTCCCCAGACTTTTCGCCGCATCCACTGGCGAGCTCAGGCCTGGGTTTGTTGACAAACACCACCAGGGTTTCTCCGAGTTCATGGATGACATCTACAACTCAATGGATGGTGAAAAGTCGACTGGCTGGAGCAATTGTCTTCTTAAAGGCCCCAAGAAGACTTGGCTCAACAATGAGATCAATCGCAAGGATCTAACTGAGTTGGCTGTGCTCCGGCTGATTTTGCGCTATGTTGCAGCGCCGTACTTGGGTCAGATGCGCCCCCTTGAAATGATCAACCTCGGCTTGAAAAGCCCTTCCATTCTTTTCACCAAGAAGGAAGCACATTCGTCCAAGAAGGCGCTGTCCAAAACCTGGAGACAGATTTGGGCTTGCGACCTTGTCGATCAAGTCACTCAGTTGCTCGTCCACTTTGGACAGAACAAGAATGACATCTCGGCCTACGCCACAGGAAGTCTTAAGAGCCAAGCAATTGGCATGGGACATCATGATGATGGAATTGCCCACTTTGGGAAAGTTCTTGATTGGCTCGGCGAAGCTGGGAATATTGATGACAAGGATGCTCATGGTTGGGATCTGACTGTTTGCAGAGATGCGATTGTTCTTGATGCTGAGCGTCGCATCTTCTGCGTTGCGCTGGAGCCCGACCAAGAACACTTGCGCCCGGTCATCAACCGCCTTCTTTTCGCACAAGCAATGATTGGATCTGCACATGTGGCCTGCATTGGCGGCAGCCTTTATGAGTCTTTGAAGTTCGGTATTACCGACTCTGGAAATGTATCGACTTCTGCTCAAAACTCCCCCATTAGACAGGCCCAGGTGCGTCTTGCCGGCGCAAAGCGTGCCACTTCGTTAGGCGACGATTTGCTCAGCGTCGGCCTCATCATTGCTGCAATGCTTGCCTCATTTGGCGTCAGAACCAAGGATCTCGCCACGGAGGTTTCCAAGCCGCCGGAAGGTCCGCACGACTTCACTTCACACCGCTGGACTAAGGTCAACGGGATTTGGAAAGCTGAGTTCTTGAATTTGCCCAAGATGTTGGCGCATGCCGACTTTCGCGCAACCACCAAGGACGGCGTCAGGTCCTTGAACCCGGACGCCATTGCCGGCATGTTGTTTGCCCTTCGGCACTCTGCAGACTCCACTAAGGTCTTTATTGACTTTCTCAGTCGTATGGACTGGTGGGTCGAAGGAATTGTTGCTGAGGAGTTTGGATGTGATGAGTTCTTTTAATTCATCCGACGCTCAAAGGCCTGAGCACTGTTGAGGAGTGTCCGTTGTGTAGTCCCCAAAGACTCAAAACTTGCTGGACGGGCGTCGCACGCCCATATTCGCTTTAGTCTCCAAAGACTTTAAACTTGCTCTTTGCAATATTGTCTTTGTGCTGAGCGATGCTCCGGGGGCACCAAAACATGATAGATAGTCAGTTTCGGAACTTTTTCCAGTATGCTTCTGGAAATCTTTCAACTTTTGTTCAGCCATGCCTGGTCCAAAAGTCCAAACCAAGTGGCGACCCAGGCCCAAAGCAATGCAGAAGAGACAGGTGTCTCGGCAGACTGCACCGGTTCACTCTGGCAAACCACGCCGCAATCGCAAAGCTGGCAAACCGCCTGCTATTGTGACTCCAGCACCGTTGAATGCCAGGTCAATGATTGTTCCCTCTGTGCCTCGCACTAAGGGAATGTTCGATGCTTTTACCTGCACTGCACCCTTGCCCGACAGTATGACTTTCGGCCATTTCACTCCGTGCCGGTCGTATTACTCTTTTGCTCTGACCACCAATTGGAACCGTGCTGACATTACCACAAATAGTGTCACCCAGGCTGGCGTTGCTACTGTGGTTCAACAGGACTGTATGTTGTGGTTCAACTGGCAACCATCTGGCGTTACGGCTATCTGGTTCACAATCGATTCGTCCAATGCACGCATTTCTCCGGTCCAAATGATTGGTGCTCCGCAGTTCTTTCCTACTTCGGTTACCAGTTCCGGTGTGTTCAC